CAGATCCTACGTTAGGTAACGTAACACTTTCATCGTATGCACCTAAATTTTGATTGACAGAAGGGGGAAGTGTTCCATACATTACTCCTTGCTCTTGCCTGCTCCTAAGACCCGTGCCCCGCCTGGGGCCCCTGGATCTTTCGCCTGTATTAGTTCTTTGAAGCCTGTTTAACAACATGTTGCTAGCACCAATTAAAGCACTAGTTGGGTTTAATTGATCAATATAAGAAAGAATGTTGTCTTCGGCCATACTTACCTCCAGTTAAGGTTTAAATAAACATTTGAACCGACAGAGGTGTCGGCTGGACCAGGTAATGCCTGGATAAATTCGGCACCAGAGCGCTCGTAACGATACCGAGCCTGGAATGGATCCTTATAGTTCGGTACATAAAGGATCTGTGCAAGACGATTGGTTTCGTACAGATAAATTTCATCCCAGACCTTTAATGCTTCTTTGGCATTACTGGAACGAATCGTGCGATCAACATCACCTGCAATACTTTCCAGGCGAGTGGAAGGTGACGTGGCGACTTCTGTTTTCTTTTCAGCAGTATCGCAACGACTGATTTGCAGAGAAATCTTGTTATAGAAGTATGAATCCGGAATGGTATTCATAGCTTCTTCAAGACGAGCATAGTCACCCGCTGGGACAGAAACCGTGAAGTATCCCAGGTGATATCTTACTCGGCTTTTGTCAAAATTGGATAACTGCACGTGTTTTTCTCGCTATTGTTTTATTATAAAAGCAAGTAATCAACTAAAGAACTGATCAAAGTAATCTTGATTTGAAGTTCGTCGTCCCATGAGATATGGATCCTGTGAAGAATATTGTTGCAAAAATCCCATCGGATTCATTGCTTGATTTAGTATTCCACCGATAATTTCCTCTTTAAGTTGTTGTTGAAATGATTTCTGTGGTTTCTCTTGCTCTCGTCCAACACCAAGCTGAGTGCCGTAGATAAAAGCCTTAAGGACATCCTTGGCTCTTGATTCAGAATCTTGACTGGGAAGTGCAACAGTTGGGCTATCAAATCTAGTTTGGCCCGCCTGAGGTTGATCTACCTTTGCTTGTTTACCTGGCTTTGTGTGTAAAAACTCAAGTTCATATGCATCACCATTGACTTGTGTTTGTAATCGACCTAAGCCTTCCCCTGGTGTATAAGTTCCATATCCTTTGTACGCAAGCTGGGTTCCACCAGGAATGCCAATATCAATACCCTTATGGAATGTAGAGGCTCCAGCGGTCGGTGCCTTTCTCTCACCGTATGGAGAGGTGATTGTAAAACTGGGAGTAAATTGACCTTGATCTTGCCTGAATAAAGGAGTCTTGTCTTTACCTACCAGGACATTTTGCAGGACTGTCCTTGCAGTCATTGGGTTAATATACTTGCCTCCTTTCTTGACGCGCACATCAAGATGCGGTCCAGTCGTAGGAAAAATATCCTCCCCTGGATTTGCAATAACTCCAACTGGTATTAGTCCTGCCATTATCTTTTTATTTTCTATTCTAAAACTAAAAACCCCTGGTAGTTCCAGGGGCTTTATCCGTTAAACACGTACTAAATTGGCCGCAAAAACCGCATCCCAATCGATACGTTTAATTTGTCTTAACTGCTCCAGGTTATTGAACCGTTCCCCCGATAGTGACATCTGCAAATCTTTAATCTCTCTTGCTGTTTTAAGGCCAATACCCTTGATATGATCAGCAATCATCTGCGGTGTTGCAGCATTTAAATTAAGGCGATTATCTGGCGGAAAACTACGAGGCTCTTCTTTTGCAGCCTTGTCTTTAACTTGTAAGGTTTTTACCTTCTTTGTTGCTGCTTCATCAGGAAGCAACTCTGTTTTGTATGCGGTATAAAGACGACCATCTTGGTCTTCAACCATGAACCAATCGCCGTTATCCCATTCGCTAACAACCTTTACTCGGGCGCCAGTTTTTTTGTGCTGATAAAGCATAGGACCAGATAAAACATTACCTGGTCCCATAATACCTTAATTATCAGCTAACAGTGCGTCCCAGGAGGTAGCCGTCGATATCCTCGTAGCCAGGGGCTTCATCAGGTTGGATGTAGCAAGCCTCGACAACCAGGTAGCCAGTACGGCCAGCATTGGAGTCTCCACTGGAAATATAGAAGCCACCGGAAGTGGTTCCAGAGAGTGTGCTCTCGCGGGCAAACACCTTGAAAGTGGTGGAAGCAGTAAGCTCCTTATACACACCGGAAACACCCACGCCAAGCACACCAGAGTTGGTGGCCAGGGGGTTGGTGCTATAAGCGGCAGAACCACCAGCAAAGTAGATCTCACCGGCCTGTGAACCAGAGACGGTAGAAGTCAGGTTTGCCTGAGCAACAGCTTCACCAACACCGGTGGAAGAAACAGGGCCGCTGTTGTCACGACCGAAGGTGATCACGTTGCCAGTGGCGGCATACACACCAGAAGCAACACGACCGTCACCCCAGCCAGAAGCAACAGAAACAGTTGCGCGATAGACGTAGGCAGGCAGCGTGGAGCTACCGGAGACAACCATACCGGTGATGTCGGGACGAGTGTCGTCGTTGCGATAAGGTGAAGGAACGATCACACTTGCTTCGGCAACTGCGCCAGCACCAGAAGTGGCAGTCACGGGGACATAACCACGTTGCTGGAAGTAGCGCCAACCCGGAATTGCAAGGACAGAAGTGGGGCCACCCTTGGAAGCATTGTTGCTACCGCTGTCATTAGTGTCAATGTTGCGATACCAACCGTTCAGAGGCTCGGCCCAGTTACCGGGGTAAATTTTCTTGGCGGACAAATAGGTCATTTATCTCTCCTGAATGTTTATTTCTATAGATTATCAGATGGTGCCGTCATCAGAGACGAAGCTGAATGCAGTGGTAACGAAGTCCTTGTTCAGGATTTCGAAGCCAGCATACAGTTGCCAGATGAGGATGATGAAGCGGCTGAAGTCATCGTTGTTGTTGATCAGCACCTGAGCGTTGGGGCCGCCGATACCAACACCAAGGGCTTGAGGACCAAAGAAGTAACCCTGGGCAACCTCTTCAGAAGCGTAAGTAGCAGCACCACCAGAGTCAAAGGTGGCCTGAACGTTCTTGGTCGGGAAGTTGGTGGACTCGAAGAACTTCACGCCTTCAAACTGGACGCCAGTAGGCATCACAGGCTCACCAGCCAGGAAGTAGGCTTGGCCAGCCTGTGGACCCATGTAGAAGCTGGAGTTGTTAGGCATCATGGGGTTGCCCATGTACATGCCTTGACCAGGATTACCGGCGTAACGTGCGATCTCACGGAAGTCACTGTCACGACGCAGATGCATCATGAAGGTGGGGTCGCAGATGCAACGATAGAGACCGTCAGCGTAGGTAGGAACGTTACGCTTGCGGAGATCCTTGACAACAGTCAGAAGGTCGGTGCGAACAGAGAACTGCTGGACCTGACTGCCATACTCACCAGAGGTGTAAGCAATACGGCCAGAAGCGTCTTTGGTCTTATTACCAGCGAAATAGTAACCACCTTGAGAAGTAGAGGCAGCACCGTTGGCTTCAGCTTTGGAAAGTTCGTCAATGAAGACGCGATCACGCCAGCGGCGATAGTCGTCGAGCAGGGTCAGAGAACCAATGCTCTGGTGGAACATGTTCAGATTGCCGGTATCCAGCAGCAAACGCTGAGCGGTAACCAGGGTTTCGCGGGCAATCTTAAAGGTGGAAGGCTGGGTCGGATCACCCGGATCCGCAGGGCCGGTGTACTCTTTCAGCACAACAAGCACCTTCTCTTTGGTGATGTTGCGGCTGTTGGCGGTACCAATGGTCTGGTCGGACACGCGCTCACGGCTGTCCTTGGTACCAGGAGTACCCCAGAACTTATAGCGGTCTAACTGAACAGTCTGACCAGGTTGACGAGTAAAGTCATGGACCACCACAGGCTCTACAGCCATTTCGGCAATGTAGGCAGGATGCGGACGGTAAAGTTCCGCACCAAGAATCTTGGGAAAGTCGGTATCAATGAACACTTTTGTTTATCCTCCAGGATCGCAGGAAATTGTTATCGGGTGGAAGATTCAGACATTCGATTTTAATGTCTTATCTAACACAAATTTTAGCAGCCGGTAATTTTACTAAACTACCGGCTATTTATCACTCCATTACAAACAATTTGTTTGCAACAGTTTGAGGCTGAGCTTGGTTCAGAAGGCGCCAGGCATTCTGAGGGTCAACATTCATTTGTTCGCTGAAGCTGCCCCAGAAGTTTTCAGGAGACTGGGGTGCTGCTGCTGCCGGAGGAGCAGGGAACTGATTGTTAACTGCAGGTTGAACTTCTTGCGTGGGATAACCACGAGTTTCAAGCTGAGCTTCGTTTTCGTACACGGGGTACGGACCTTCCGGACCAAAGAACTTCAGAGTGTAGTCACTCAGAACATCAGGGTTGGTCAGGATTTCGTTGTAAGCGAGATTCTCTTGGTGCTCATTTACAGCGAAGTTGGCATAGCCTTTAATCGCCTCTTGAGCGCGACTTCCCCACGCCACGGCGCTGTCGAGCATTCCTTCCAGGTTTAGTGCGTACTGGTTCAGAACTGCTGGAGCCTCGATCCCGAACGCGTCCATCACCTGACGGCTCTCGTTGCTCATCCCCACCAGGTCGGCCACCTGCTCCAACGATGGAGTTGAGGAGGTTTGGGAATAATTGGGCGAGGATTCCTGGCTGGGAGACCAGGTCAGCGGAGCCGATTGTGGCGTAACTTGGTTGCTGGGTTGACCGTAATTCGCCGGGGTATATTGTGTCGTCGGCTGAGAGGGTTGACCCTGGAACGGGGACTGGACTGGAGCGCTCAGTAGATTCACCACCTTGTTGAACGCCGACTCCCAGGGGTTGGCCTGAGGTGCCGCCGGTTGGGATTGGGGGGCGTACTGAGTAGGGCTGGATTGGTAGCTGGGGGCTGCCTGAGGTACCGCTTGGGGGTAGCTCGTACCCACTTGATATTGACCCGGAGCCGCCTGCGGTGCCACCTGCTGAGGTGCCGGAGCTGCCGCCACGTAGCTGCTGGGGGCGACTGCCGCTGGTACTTGGCTCGTCGGTTGGGTCGATTGGACGGTAGCGTCCTGCATAACTCATCTCCTTTTGTAAAGCTTCTAACGTCCGATATAGATATGGTGTCAAATCTAATCGGGGATCCGCAGCCATCGGAAGATCCGGTGATTGCGGGTGAGGGGTTTGCATCATTCCCCCCACGAGGCGAGCGAATTGAGAGTATGCACCCTGTAGTTCGTTCACCATCCTGAACGGGAATCCGGATAACATCTCGGCCCGCTCCTCATCCGTTTTTGAAGGGAAGAGGTACTTCAGTGCTTCAATGCTATCAACACCTAATTCCTGTAGGTTACGTACAACGATGGAATTGTTCAAGATATCTTGAGTAGAGTCCTCGTAAACAGGACCCATCCAACGCCATTGAATTGTAACGTCACCATCGGGAATTAGTCCCACAACACCGGGAGGAATCTGTTGTGTCTGAAGAATGGCCATCATTAATCGTTTGACCTGTTCTTCAAACATCTCCATGGCCTGGTTATAAGCGGCCATGTCTTCTGGTGTAGATGTCTCGGGTAGATCCAGTGGTTTTTCCAGCCCTGCGGCTGAAGCCAATGTTTCCTTGAACATCTTTTCTTCCTGATAAATAATTAACTCCAGACAACGACAGATACCATAAGTATATATCGAGTTTGCTTTCTTTTTCGATGTTGCGGCCACACGACCAAATAATGATTTGTATTCAGTTGCCGTTACGCCAGCAGAAATTGATAACTCATCAACGCCACCAAGAGCTGTTCTGATCTCTTCTCGATACTGTCTTGAGAATGCGTTCTGGTCACCAGTAATAGCATCTGGGACAATGTAACCAACTCGGTCATTGGGTTCCAGGTTGGCAATAACTCTTGGAACTCTGATCTGACCATCAATTCCTCTAGAGATAGGATCTGCCTTAA